CACTGAACGAGCAACTCGTCAAGCGCTTTGGCGACGGCCTGTTCATCGTCCATGAGAGCCCGATCAGGGAAGACCAGACGATCAGGATCGCTGACCGGGCAAGCAAGCTGGCAAGCGGCTGGTCTGTCAATGAGATCCGGGTAGACGAGGGCGTGGAGGCGCTGCTGGACCCGCTGGCTGATGAGCCGATGGTCAGTGCGGCGTTCCACCCGTTGTCAATGGTGTTGCCGCCTGAGCCTGAAGAGGGCGAGGATGTGGCGGACGTAGAGGAGGTGCCAGCAGGTGAGACATCGCAAGCGACGGTGCTGCAGGGTGCCCAGATCACGGCTGCGACGGCGATTATTCAGGCGGTGGCTGACAATGCGTTGCCGGTTGATTCTGCTCGCGGGCAGCTAGTGGTGATGTTCAATCTGACACCTGAGCAGGCGAACCTGATGCTGGGCGGTGTTGACACGTTCGAAGCCGAGAAGCCGGAGCCGCCGCCGATGATCCCGGGTCAGGCGCCGCCCTTGCCGCCGGGTGCTGAGCCGCCGGACGATGAGCCGTCCGAGGAAGAGGAGGAGCCCGAAGAGCGTTCGATCCTGTTCACGATCGAGCAGGTGGACGCCTTGCTGAAGGCCGCAGGCGGGCCCCAGCCGATCCAGGTTGCGGTGGTCAACTCACCCGTTCCCGTGCTGGAAGCGGTTGAGGCGGCAACGGTGGAGTCGGTAGAGGTCGTGAAGCAGTCGGACCTGATGACGTTCAAGGGCAGGGAGGCGGGCGAGATTGCCGACGACGCATTCGATGGGTATGTGAATTCCAAGTTTGCGGCCGACGTTGACAAGGAACTCAAGCGAGAGATCAAGGCTGTCATCAAGACCCTTCTCGCCGCGGGCGTGCTGGAGCCGAGCGAGATCAACCCCGACGATCTCATTCGCTCCGAGGGCTGGGCCGAGGTGATGGCCGAGGTTGCCAAGCGGCACGTCGGGGTGACGCTGACGGACGTTGGGCAGGGTGCGATCGACTCGCTGACGGCCAAGGTCGAGACGACGTTCTCGCTGGAGAACATCCGGGCGAAGACGTACCTGGACACCTCGAGCCGGCGGATCGGCAAGGATGTCACGGACACCTGGCGGACACAGATCAGGGGCGAGTTGATTGCAGGCACCTCGGCGGGCGAGAACACCCGTCAGATTGCCAAGCGCATCGAGGCGATGACGAATCTGACCCCGGCGAAGGCCGAGATGGTCAGCCGCACGGAGACGGCATTCGCCAGCGTGAATGCGACCGAGATGGGCTGGGACCAGTCGGGCGTGGTGGTGGGCAAGCAGTTTGTGCTGGCCCCGGACGCCTGCCCGTGGTGTGAGGCGGTGGCGGCCGAGGTCGGTGGGGATGGGCGGAGTTCGGGTGTCGATGTGATGCCGCCGGGCAAGGTGTTCCCGCTGGGTCAGCCCCTCTTCGACGTGGGCAAGGAGCTTGAGGCTCAGTTTCCGAACAAGGACGGCGAGATGGTGACGCGGCGAATGGTGCTTGACTATACCCCGGACGATACCGGACTGAGCGTTCCCCCCGTTCACCCCCACTGCCGGTGTTCGATGCGGCCGATCCTGGACGACGAGGTTTCCTGATGCTGACTACCTACCAGAACAAGGCGGCTGGATGGGTCACGGTTGGGCGGCACCAGAACGGACGTGTACGGAAGTCGCTGGTCTTCTCGCGTCAGACGGAGAATGCAGATATTGCCCGGTGCTGCCTGGAGCATTGGGGCCGGGGCATCCTCGAGGATCAGAGGGGCAAACTGCTGTGGGTCCAGTGAATGGCACAACAGAAGGCACAACGCTGGATCATCCGCTTCCGCGGCGAGACGATCTATCTCGAGCGGGCCGTGGCTGGCGTGCCGGCAGATCCCCGTTCGGACACGTCGAGGATTCTGGACTTCTGCCGTGCGAAGTGGGGCGGGGGCAGACTGATCGTGGAACGCGAGCAAACGCTGATGGGCGAGATCAGCACTTACCGTTGGCTGTTAGAAGGTGAGGACTGGGATTATGACCCTCACGCAGAAGATATTTGACACCGAACTGAAGGCTGAGCCAGGCGAGCGAACGGTCGTTGCCCAGATCAGCACGACGGCGGTTGACCGTGACGGTGATGTCATGCTCCCCAGCGGCGTGGACATGACTGACTTCAAGCGGAACCCGGTGGTGCTCTTCGGGCACGATGCTGGGCGTATTCCGATCGGCAAGGCCGAGGGTATGCGTCGTCACCGCAACGCGCTGGAGGCGAAGGTGCGGTTTGCGGACCGGCCCGACAGCCTGCCGGAGAGTCAAGAGTGGCCGCCGGATACGGTGTTCAGCCTCTTCCAGCAGGGCGTGCTCCGTGCGTTCTCGGTCGGCTTCACTATTGACAACTCACGCGAGGCTGACCAGAAGGATGCTGAGTTGTTCGGTGAGGGCGTGCGGCGGGTCATCACGAACTGGAAGCTACTCGAGTTCTCGGTGGTGCCGATCCCGGCGAACCAGGACGCCCTGGCCGTGGCGGTGTCGAAGGGCATTCTGCGGGGCGACTCCTGGACGGCCCATGAGCTTGACAGGGTGTGGGAGTTCACAGACCCGCGGCCGAAACGGGACGATAGAAGCAGACGGCTCGAAGTGGTAACATCGAGCAAGCGGATACAGATGCCGAAGCCGAAGCGCATTAGCATCTGAGGACAAACCTTACAGGTGCCTCTCGGCGCCTTGCCCGTCTCCTGCGGCTGGCTCAACGGACCTGAGTCGAGCAGACGGACCAAGCCCCCCGAGTCGTGACCAGAACACTCCACGGAAGGAGTGCTGGTCATGCGATGGACTGACTTCGTAGACCACATCAAGACCCTCGGGTTCGAGGGCAACGGTGACGATTTCGTTGCCGTGGAGCTGTGGCTGAAGCAGAACGGGCACGATCCCGTTTCTGTTGACGCTGGTGACAAGTCATTCGAACTCAAGGAGCTGTACGACAAACGCCCTGGCAAGCCCATGGACGTGTCGGCAGCCGCACAGAAGGCCGAGCAGCAGGCCGCGATCGACGACGGTGTAAAGAAGGCACTGGACGAGATCCGTGACCTTGCAGGCCTGAACGCTCAGACCGGCAACGGCAAGAAGACCCCGCACCGGCACGACATCAAGGTCGGTGGCTTGCGTGTCGCGGAAGACCCCAAGGGTGGGTATCCGCAGGCAGGCGAGTTCTTCAAGGACGTTGCGAAGGCGTCCGCCGAAGACGGGACCAAGTCCGACCGGCTCGATGTGTGGACGAAGGCCACGCTGTCCACTTATGGCGCAGAAGGCGTCGGCGTGGATGGCGGGTTTGCGATCCCGCCGGACTTCCGCGAGGGCATCACGGTCCACGTCATGGGTGAGGACTCGATCCTCAGTCGGTGCGATCAGTACCCGATCGGTGGCAACACGATCATGTTCCCGGACGATGAGACGACCCCGTGGCAGACCACGGGCGGGATTCAGACGACCTGGGAGGGTGAAGCGTCCGCGATCAATCAGAGCAAGCCGAACCTGAAGCAGAAGGAACTCCGTCTGCGGAAGCTGACTTGCCTGGTTCCCGTCACCGAAGAGTTGCTCGAGGACTCGGCGGCGATGGGCGCTTACATCACCCGGAAGGCCGGTGAGAAGCTGGACTTCAAGATCGGTGAGGCCATCTTCCGTGGCACGGGAGCGGGCCAGCCGCTCGGCTTCCTGAACTCATCGGCGCTGATCTCGGTGCCGAAGGAAACGAACCAGGTCGCCAACACCCTCGTTGCGAACAACGTCATCAAGATGTGGTCGCGTCTCTACGGTCCGTGGCGTGCCGGTGCGGTCTGGTACTACAACCAGGACATCGAGAAGGAACTGATGACGATGGCCGCTCCTGGCCGTCTGAACACCGGCTCGACGACCACCAGTTGGGGCACGCCGGTCTACATGCCGGCGAACGGCATCTCGGTTGCCCCCTACGGCACGCTGATGGGTCGCCCCGCGATCCCGACGCAGCACGCCGAGACACTTGGCGACGCGGGCGACATCTGCCTCGTCAACATGTCTCAGTACGTCTGCGCGATCAAGTCCGGTGGCATCGAGTCGGCCACGTCGATGCACCTGTGGTTCGATCAGGACGTGATGGCGTTCAAGTTCAGGATGCGCATCGACGGCCAGCCGTGGATGAGTTCCACCATCACGTCGCGTGACAGCACTGCCACCAACTCCATGTCCGCATTCATCATCGCGGCAGCCCGCTAACCAGAAAGGAGATGCACCGTGAGTAAGCAGATTTCAGAACAAGTGCAGCTCATCTGGCAGCACATCGACCCGAAGACGAAGGACACGCTTCAGCAGCACTCGACTGGTCAAGTGTGGGTCAACGTCTCCAAGTTTCACAAGGTCATGGTGGTCCTGTTCCGCACCGTCGGGACGGGGTCCATCCAGGATGCGAAGCTCTACTGCCACACGTCGGCAACGTCTGCGGCAGGCACAGTGATCTCGTCGAGTGGTTCCACCGAATGCACGCCCGTCATCGGGACGGCATTCGGAACCAACGCTACGGACCCGGGTGTTCTCGGTTCCCGTGGTGTCGGCATGATCGTGTTCGAGCTGAACACGAACGACATCGACCAGTACCTCGCTGATGCTGACTTCGTCAGTGTCAAGGCGTCGTTCGCAACGGCGACCGACGAACTGGGTGTGCTCTACATCCTGTCCGACCCTCGTTACCCGACCTCGGGCCTGACCTCGACCGGCAGGGGCTCCACGAACACCTGAGCCTTTGTGTTTCACTCGACCCCTGGGCTGGGGGACACCTCAGCCCAGGAATTCATGAACGATCTTCTACTCGTCGGCCGCGGCCACTCGGTACTCGACTTCGATCGCTGGGACGACTTCCCGGACGTGATGGGAGTCTCGTCGGGCATCTTCGCAGTTCCCGAGCAGGCACGCCCCCCGCGTCACTTCTGCACGATGGATCTCCCGAAGTGGTTCCTCCACGGGCTGCACACGGAGGAGACGACCCACGCCTGGCAGAACGATGGTCACATTCCACCCTGGCCGTTCTGGAAGGAAGCGTTGATCCAGAAGCATGTCACCGACGACCGCAACTGCCACGGTGGGTATCGCACCTTGCCGAGCGAGGTCTGGGACGTGATCCCCGAATACGCGGTGGATCAGTTCCGCCGATCGCTTCTGGACAATCAGCATCTCTTCGGGCTTCAGCCTGGCTGGGGTGACTTCTCCAACGTCACCGGCTGGTCGCTGGAGATGGGCAAGCCGCCGAACTTCACAAGTGACACGCCGATTGGGATGACGCTGGACGGAACGCACATTCGCAATTCCTGGTTCATGTCGGTCCAGGTGGCGTACCGGCTCGGCTATCGGCGGCTGTTCTTCATTGGCTGCGACTTCACCGAGGAGCGGTTCGTCCCCTGTCGTGTCTGGGCCGAGGAGTTCTACCGGCTCGCTGTGGATGCGGGGATGGAGTGGTTCAACCTCTCGCCCGTGTCTGTTCTCGGTGAGTTCCTGCCGACGCCGGAGGGGGTGGCGGTGTGATCTACGGCG